TGCAATTTCATCGCCCGAATATGTTCTTATTCCGGATGAAGTAGGAATTTCGATTTTATCTACATTCGTGCACAAGTGATCATTTCCATCGAAATATGAAAAATAAACATCATACATATAGTATCTCTCCTTTTCATAATACTCGGCATGGCAGTGCCTGTATTAACAGTATAGGAGAGGTGGAGGAGAATAGCAAGTAGCATGCAGATCAGCTGTCAATAAAACGGACAGAAGAGAAAGGAGAGTGATTAAGTTGGCTATGGAGATGCTTGATAGAGAATTCCGAGAAGACCAGAGCGCGATATTAAGCAATGAGATTTCGCGGTGTATGATTCAGAACAATATGACATTGGAGAATCTGGACGAGGCGTGCGAGATTGTACGTGAGGTGTTTAGAAAGAACGCCACAATGAAAGGCTGACGAAAAGCCAGCCCCATTATTATCCCTTGTGGCATTCACGGCAACAATGATAACATCCGTCAAACTTTTTATCGGGATAAGCAATCTGCGCAGCAATTATAGCTGCCTGACAAGAACTGTATCTTCCAATATACTGTCTGTTAAGTTCGGATGGAAGATAATAGCAGTTTTCTGTATGTACTTCATAATTGCCGTTAATATCTGGATAGATATAAAAATAGTAATTTTGCATCATGATGGAACTCCTTTCGTAGTACTCGGACATGCCAGTGTCCTGTATTTACAGTATAGGGGATTTCATTGGACAACGCAACAAGTACAAACAGTGTTTCATAAGCTTTAGAGAGGTGGTGTAAATGATCATAAAAAGCATTGTAGTAATTGACGGAAAAGAAGTAGAGGTTAAGGAACTGGAAGATAAAGAGGCATTTGCAGAAAGTGTTAACCAAAGGGTTCTTTTTGACAGAAACTACATAATAGAGAAAACCGCGTAAGCGGTAGAAAGGAAGGACAAGCATGGAAGAGATTAAATTACCGACAGTGCCGGAGCTGGAGCTGATCCCGATCGAGCGGAGAAATTTTCCGGAAGAGGATCACAAGCAGGAGAAAATTCAGCACAAAAGAAAAGAAAGAGACAGCGCTGCAAGAGGTCTGATCGCAGTAACGGTTGCCAGCATGATGTTAAATGCGGTGATGGCTGTGATTATTTACATCCTGCAGGCAGGACCGATCTAAGGAGGTGAACAAAGAAATGGACGAAGAAATAAAGAAAGACGCCGAAGAAGAAATGAACTGCATCTTGGATCTGCTCGAAGATTGGTGTCTGAAATACGATCAGGATTATGTAAATACGGTCGTACTTGTAAAAAATGATCAGATCACATCGTGGGGAAGCGTAGGCAACCAAGAAGACTTTGACGTTTACAGAACAAAAAAGCGCCCATAAGAGGCGGCAGCCTCTAGGACGCATAACTAAACAACCAAGATTATTGTAACAGAAAGGATGAAAAAAGTGAAGAAGTTTAAACTAACAAGCGAATTTATTGTAGATATTTCCGGCGTGAAACTGTTTCGCATTAAAGCGTTAATTGAGTTTGGCAATGTAAAAGCCGGGGATTTGGGAGGATACATAGAAAAAGAAGAAAACCTGAGTCATATGGGCGATGCATGGGTTTCCGGCGATGCACGGATCTCCGGCGATGCACAGGTTTTCGGCGATGCATGGGTTTTCGGCAATGCACGGGTTTTCGGCAATGCACGGGTTTCCGGCGATGCATGGGTTTTCGGCGATGCACAGGTTTTCGGCGATGCACAGGTTTTCGGCGATGCATGGGTTTTCGGCAATGCACGGGTTTTCGGCGATGCATGGGTTTTCGGCAATGCACGGGTTTCCGGCAATGCACAGGTTTTCGGCAATGCACGGGTTTTCGGCAATGCATGGGTTTCCGGCAATGCACGGGTTTCCGGCGATACACAGGTTTTCGGCGATGCACGGGTTTTCGGCAATGCATGGGTTTCCGGCAATGCACGGGTTTTCGGCGATGCACAGGTTTCCGGCAATGCACGGGTTTCCGGCAATGCACGGGTTTTCGGCGATGCACAGGTTTCCGGCGATGCACGGGTTTCCGGCGATAAGGATTATGCATATGCTCACGGTTTCGGATCTTGTAATCGCACAACCACATTCTTCCGGCTTAAAGATGGAGATGTAGGCGTACGCTGTGGATGTTTCTACGGAACGCTTGCGCAGTTCAGAGATAAGGTCTGCGAAACGCATGGAGAGACAAAGAAAGCACAAGAATATTTAATGTTAGCGGACTTGATGGAGATCAGATTCAAAAACTAAAAAACATTTTAACGAAAGGAATTTGTAAAGATGATTAAATGCAGTAAAGGCAATGTGGAAATAAAAGGAAATTTAATATTATTAGAAGCAGAAACAGTCATGATATTAAGAGGAATAAGAAACATCCTCGAAGAAGAGTACGGAAAAAAACACGCAGAAAAGTCAATGCAAAAAATAGTTAAAACATCCACAATGACGCAAGAAGAAATAGAAGAGGAAATAAAAAAATCAGCACAAGAAATAGCGAGAGAAGCAGCGAAACACCTCATGAAATGAAAGAAGAAGTTATTTTGTGGATCATCCGCTGGGGAGATCCGTACGCATTAGAGTGCAAGACAATGACCAGATCGGAAGTCGAAGCGTATGCGCGCGAAAAGCAAAAAAAGCGCGGCGGTACATATGTAATCAATTAAAAAAAGCGCATCACAGCAACTGATGCGCTTAAAAGATGGCGTTCCCGCCTCTTGTTAGGACAAATATATTGTATCAAATAAGAGGCGGGAAGTCAAGCGATACACGCGGGGACTCCCGCTTTTAAACCTCGATAAAGATATTAAAGTTAGGACAGATAAAAGATGGCAACACGGAGAAAAACGTACAAATTACGGGGCGGAGACGTCTACGACGTAGAGGAATATCCAGACGGAAGATATGGAGCAAAAGGAAAGGCACGGCAAAAGAAAAAGAAACCGACGCCGGAACAGATGGCGGCAGTCAACCAAGCCAACCGAGCGAAGATATGCAGACGATTACTGATCGAATATTTTGATGCAGGAGACTACTTTGTAACATACACCTACAAAGTCGAGCAAAGACCGAAAGACATGACAGTGGCACTAAAAGACTTACAAAAAGCACTCCGAAAGCTCCGTCCGAAATATAAAAAGGCAAACACTCCGTTTTACTGGATCAGAAACATAGAGCGGGGCACAAAGGGTGCATGGCACATCCATCTAGTCATTAAAAAAACATCAGGGGCGGCAGAATGGATCGAAGATGCATGGGAACACGGAGCAATCTATATTACGCAGATCAAAAAAAGCCGGTTTTACGATGAGGATTTTACAAAACTGGCAAACTATATGACAAAAAACGAAAAAACAAGAGAAAAACGATCGGACGGAAGCAAAGGAAAACCGCGACTAAAAGAAGCAAGCTACAACCATGCGAAAAATATGCCGTTACCCGAACCGAAATCCCAAAAACTTGTACGCTGGCAAAAAGAAGTAAAACCCAAAAAAGGCTATTACATCGCAAACAGTTACGAGGGGATCAACCCGGCTACGGGGATGAGATACCGCAGATACACACTGATCAGAATCCACAGGAGGATTTAAAATGAAAACAGTAAATATCTACATAGAAACCACCATAAAATCCCCCATTGTAAAAGATGGGAAATACGCATCCGCCCTAGTATTTACTAGGTCAAACGGAGAAGAAGCATACCGGGTCATGAGTGGCGAAGAGTGCGAATCTACTTACAACAGATTGACGCTGATCGCAATCATAAAATCATTACAAAAATTAAAAGAGCAGTGTCATGTTGTAATTCACACTGATAACGCTTATATCAAAAATATTTCAGAACAAGGAGCGCCGGAGAAGTGGCGGCGATCCGAGTGGAAAAAAGCCACAGGCGCGGAAGTCCAAAATAAAGAATTATGGAAAATGTACCTTGAGGAAGCGGAGAAACACGAAACGGAATTTCGCTTTTGCGCCAGCAATGATTATCAGGGATTGCTAAGAGAAGAACTAACATAAGGAGGACACCATGAGAATTACAAAAGAAGCAAGATGCGCGAAAAACGCAAGGGAATACATCGGCAACCGCCCAAGACTCGTTGAAGGAAAGATATATACGTTGATTTTCCGGCAGCAGCCGGAAAGAAGCGAAAAACACACTGCCATCAAGAAACGGATGCGCTTTTTAAAAGCGTTTCCACACCACGCACTTTTTGAAAACCCTTACGGGATCAAAAGATCGTTTACTTGGTGGGAAGTGGAAAAATTACTGAAAGGAGAGCAGATATGATACAAGATATTGCAATCGAACAGTTAGACATACACCCGCAGAACGTGCGGAAGGTATACACCGACATTGACGAGCTGGCGGAAAGCATAAAAGCTCGTGGCGTAATGCAAAATTTGACTGTAGTACCAAACCCGGACAAAAAAGACCACTATCTTGTAGTGATCGGAAACCGAAGACTGACGGCAGCGAGAAAAGCGGGATTGAAAACAATGCCCTGTTCCGTTGTGGAAATGACGGAAAAAGAGCAAATATCAACGATGTTGTTGGAAAACATGCAGCGCAGCGATCTATCAGTAAGCGAGCAAGCACAAGGATTCCAGCTCATGTTGGATTTGGGAGAAACAGAAACAACAATCGCGGAAAAGACCGGATTTAGCAGAAGTACAGTACGACATAGGTTAAATCTTGCAAAACTGGATCAAGAAACACTTACGAGGCGCGAAGAAAATAAGGACTTCCAACTCACATTAACGGACCTTTACGAGCTGGAGAAGGTACAAGACATCAAAAAAAGGAATGAAATCCTTAAGACTGCAGTATCGTCACGCGAAATCGCATGGAAAGCAAAACAGGCCGTGAAAGAAGAAAAAATAAAGAAAAACGCTCAAATAGTGATTGAAATACTGGAAGAAAAAGGAGTAAAAGCCGCGCCGAAAAGAGCGAAAGAAGAAAGATGGACCGGAAAATGGAAAGAGATAACAAATATTGATCTATCACAGTGGGAGGATCAAACAAAAATCGATCTGCAAGACACAAAAGATCAGCTCTATTATTATCAATACTACGATAGGATCTATGTAGTAAAAAAAAGTAATACAAAAAGAGCGGGAAAAAACGGAACAGGAAAAGAAAACGGAGAAAATCAAGGAAAA